ATGCAATAGTATCTACTACCCATTGATCTTCAGGTACTTCAAAGCAAAATGTTACATAGATTCTTTTTGTTTTCATATCTATTCCTTTGTATGAAAATTAATAGGAAGCAGTTTTACATCATGCTTAGGATGACGGAGGAGACTTTAAGCTGCGATCTTGAAAATGTTATCTGTTGTAATAACCTTTCTAACTTTCTCAAAAGCTTGTGTCTGTAGGGATGTGACTGTTGCACCTGATTCTTTTCTAGGTGACTGATGCTTTGTACTCCAGTCTGTAAGTACATTGTACAAGGCCCACAAGTTATCTCCAAGGATAGGCTTGTAGTCTTGCTTCCATAGAGTCCAAAGAGTATTTAAAGGGCTGTTAGTCCTTGTATTACCCTTCTTAGTCTGTATAGCTTCTTGAATGACACCATACAAATCTACACGATGAGCCATAACATTATCAATATTTTGTATTGCATGTATGTTACCTGAGATCTTAGCAAGGATCTGAAATGCTTGAGCATCTGTAACTGGCATGTTACGCCACTCATTCCACTTATCAGCTTCTGCCATGAATGCTGTTAAGCAGTTCATAACATCCTGTGCGCCTTTCTCATAGTTAATATTCTTTGTATGTCTTTGCTTAGATACTGCAAAAGTATCTCCGAATACACACAAATTAGTACAAACCATTCTCCAAGCACCCCCTTCAAAGATAGTAGGCCAAGTACCATCAAAGCTGTTACGGCAAAGAATCTCTAGATTTACTTTACCTGTACCACCAATGTTAACTTCATGTGCTGGGAAACGATAACGAGCATATGCTCTAGCGCCATCATGGGATACTGATACTTCTCTTGACATCTCTGAAAGATCTAAAGAAGACTTAGCAATACGATTTTCTACAGTCGTAAACTGCTCCATGTGGCTGTAATTGTTTGTATATTTATTACCTACAATAGCCAAGAAGTCTCCAGTATTTACATTAACTAATGCTTTTTTACTTTCAATTTCTTTTCCTGTTTCTGGAAAACCGGGATTAGTCATAAGAGGAACCTTTGCTGTCTTGAATGTATAGTCTTCTGACCAACCTCCAAGATCTAAAATGGTTTGCTTACGTTGTGTATACTCGTTCTGAAATGCTAACATTATATTTTCCTTTGATAATGTAGTTAGTTATGAGGGTTTCCCCAAGTCGGGAACCCGAAGAACGTACTCTATTTGAGTACATGAGAGAACTTATCTAATTGATCTGCATTATGCAAACTATTTATCAATGAGTCTGCTGCAAGATCCCATTCTTTTTTGTATTGCTTTTTAATAATTCTATTCTTTAAAGCGCAATGACCTCCTAAGCCCAACAACTCAGATACTGCTCTCCAACCTTGATCGTTATGAACTTTACCTGATTTTACTCTTGCTCTAAGATAATTTATTTTATCTTCATAGCTTAAATACTTGTTGGCTTTACGCATTAATAAACTCCTATAAGTTATTGATAATAATAATAAAGAATCTTATGTCCATAGCAATTAATAGCAGTTTAACGTACATAAGATCCTTTAAACCTTTAAACTAAGAAGAAATTTTAGCAGATTTTTTCTTGAACTTCAAGTCTTTTATCATGCACTTGCAGCAAATAAGCTGTTTATCTCTTCTAAATGTAGAACTTTTAGGCTTCTCAACACCACATTCGTCACAGTTAACTGTAACAGTTTTGTACAAACTATAAGTTTGCATAGTCTCCTCCAATATTCCAACAACACTAAGCTAGTGTCTAGTTATTAATAAGCATTTTATAGACATGCTTAGGTCTTCCAACTAGTGTACTGTTTCTTGAACTACTACTTCTTCTTCAAGAGTATTTAAAAGCTTTGATCTTAGATCTAATTCAGCTTTTACTACTCCTGTCTGACCTGAAACTACTCCTTTTAGAATACGAGTCCACTCTACTAAAAGTATCTTGCACATAAGAATCTTTTCTACTTCATTAGGACTGTCAACTTCCATGTTAGAGCACTCTTCTTCAGTAGCAGCTACCCAATTTTCTATAGTAGCTTGTATAACATCTAAAGCTTCTTGAGTAATTAAGTTCTCAATTAGTTTTAGTTTGATTGCATCACTCATCTTTATTTCCTTATTAGATGATAAAATTTCAAGTCGCCTACATTACTATGCTAGCGGCCTAGTTAAAAAAAACTAGTTGAGCAGTTTATAGACATGCTCAGGTCTGGATATTAGCTAACCAAGGCTGTCCAATCGATAGCCTTAGCTTTGTCGGCTACTAGCTTCTTAGCCTGTAGCTGAGCTTGTTGCCTAACATCTCTGTCGGTACTAAACTGCCATTCTTGCGTAGGCAGTTGTAGTCCTAGCTCTTCACACTCAGCCTTCACTAGTGTCTGAAAAGCTACTGGTAAGTTCGGTAACTCACCATTTAGCAACGCATAACACTCATCGTAGCCTAGTCTCTCGCTATTATCTAGCTTGTCTAAGACGCTAAGCAGTGCTCTCGATAGAGAGTAATGCGGCTGTATTTTTCTCTGGGCTGCTAAGTCCTGATCTACGTTAGCGAAATCTAACGTACTTGTAAATCTTTTAGATATAGCAGTATGCATAGATCTTCCAGATTTGAAAGTGTTAGTGTTAGCAGAAGAGTTTTCATTAGTGTGTCCCATAGGGTACTCCAAAGTAGGATTTAAGTTAAGAAGAAAAGCCCGTAGCCTTTCCCCAAAAAGAAAGGCGTATCGGGTGATGGTATTGTTTAGATTGATATACTTCGTGGAATTGTGGGACACACGGTTGAAAACTCTGTAGCTTGTTGATCTGTAAAGATTTACTAGCCTTTTTATTCTAATAAAATACAGCCATTAGCGTCTTGACAAGCTAAGTGAACTAGACTAAACTAAATATATCTACCTAGAGCTAGGACTATTTCTATTCAGCTACAGAAGCTAAGAAGCTTTTTAGTTTATATAGACCTAGCATGTCTAGTGTGTAGGGGTAGGCAGGATGCCACACCCCCTAGGTATATATATATAGCAATCAGAAACATTTTAGGAAGGTTTAGGAATGTGTACCAGACTATGCGGGCTATAAAACCTTTAAAGACTATAAAGGTTAGGTAGGTATTATATGCAACCCCGGCTAGGGATTGCTCCAGTATAGTGTTATATTTTCCATTTGTCAAGAATTATTTTTATTTAATGCTTGACAAATAGAAATAACTACCCTATACTTAACAAAATGAATTACTTAGCACAGAAATCTAAAAAGAAAGAACTAACTGAAATGCAACAGGCTTTTCTAGATAAAGTAGTTGATACAGGAGGTGATCTTAAATTAGCTGCTGAGCTTGCAGGGTATCAGGGAAATCACTATCAAGTTATAAACAGTCTTAAAGATGAATTAGTGGATTTAGCCCAAAACCTCTTAGCTCACCATGCACCTAAAGCTGCATTTAAAATGGTAGAAGTAATGGACTCTGATCGTCCTGTACCTCAAGCAAATGTAAGGCTTCAGGCTGCACAGCAGATATTAGATCGTGTCGGGGTATCAAAGACTGAAAAGATGTCTGTAGATCATAATGTGTCAGGTGGTTTATTTATATTACCTACTAAAGAAACTGTAATTATAGATGTAGAAGATTAATATGGATATTCCAGAAGGTTATATACGAAGAGCTACTTCAACTATCCCTTTTGGATATGAAATATCAGAAGTACAGGGGTGGTTACAGCCTATTGAAGAAGAGTTAAATTCTTTAAAGCTTATATCAGATATGATAGCTAATGAAGAAATTAGTCTTAGAATGGGATCAGAGTGGTTAGAATATAAAACGGGAAGGCGAATGTCTCCTCGCGGATTACAAAAACATATAGATAAAACCTATGGCACAAGACAAGAAAGATTGGGAAATATATCCTGAAAGATATGCTACCAATGAAGATGGATCTTTTGTTTTAAAAAAAGATGGTACACCTAAAAAGAAAGGTGGTAGACCTAAAGGATCTTCATCACAATATAATTACCATAGTTCTACCAAAGCTAAGATACAAGCACGTAGATCTGTAGCTAAACAAAAGAGAGATATAAAAAGTCTTTCTAATAAGTTAGAAAGTAAAAAATCAAAGCTAAAAAACAAAGAAGAAGTTTTTAAAAAGCTAGACAATATTAGCAATAATAAAGTCGTAGAAGATGATAATTTAAAAGATTTGCCTCAGTCGGTAAGAGAGCACTTAAAAAGCACTGACCAAGATATTGTATTTAAGGCTAATGAAGGGCCTCAAACTGATTTCTTAGCTGCTGGAGAACTCGATGTTCTTTATGGTGGAGCAGCGGGAGGAGGTAAATCTTATGCTATGTTAGTTGATCCTCTAAGATATGTGCATAAATCAGCACACAGGGCGTTAATTCTAAGACGTTCAATGCCTGAACTTAGAGAGTTAATTGATAAATCTAGAGAATTATATCCTAGAGCAGTAGCAGGATGTAAGTTTAGAGAAGTAGAAAAACTGTGGAACTTTCCTAGCGGAGCCAAGATAGAGTTTGGATTCTTAGAAAGAGATGCAGATGTATATAGGTATCAGGGACAAGCCTACTCTTGGATCGGATTTGATGAGATTACCCACCTGCCTACTGAATTTGGGTGGAACTATTTAGCATCACGTCTACGGACAACCGATCCAGAGATTGTCCCGTACCTACGTTGTACGGCTAACCCCGGTGGTGTTGGAGCTACATGGGTTAAAAAGCGATATATTGATCCTTATGTGCCTAATGAAAGTTTTGTAGGTAAAGATGGATTAACTCGTAAGTTTATACCAGCAAGACTAGATGATAATCCTCATCTAGCTAATGATGGTAGATATGAGCAAATGCTTAAAGCTTTGCCTGAAGTACAAAGAAAACAATTACTTGAAGGTAATTGGGATATATCAGAAGGTGCTGCCTTTACAGAGTTTGATGTAGAAGTACATGTTATTCCTCCTTTTGAAATACCTATTTCATGGGAAAGAGTAAAAGGAATTGACTATGGGTATGCTTCGGAAAGTTCTTGTGTATGGGGTGCTGTTGATCCTTCTGATGGTACTTTAATAATTTATAGAGAGCTTTATAAAAAAGGTTTAACAGGTGAAGATCTAGCTGTAATGATAACTAATATGGAGCTAGAAGATCCTTTTTCTGTTCAAGGTGTTTTAGATACAGCAGCATGGAACAGAACAGGTACTACAGGCCCTACAGTTGGAGAAACACTGCAACGAGGAGGCCATAAGTTACGTAGAGCAGATAAAAATAGAATACAGGGTAAAATACAAATACACGAATATTTAAGAATACAACCAAGTGGAAGACCAAAAATACAAATCTTCAGTAGTTGTCCTAATTTAATACGTGAACTTCAAAGTATACCTTTGGATAAGTCTAACCCAGAAGATGTTGATACACATGCTCCTGATCATGCTTACGATGCTTTGCGTTATTTAATTATGTCAAGACCTAAAGTTAATGACATCTTTAACCAGTTTAGGCATATGAGAATGGAACAGGCGTATACACCCGTTGATTCGGAGTTTGGATATTAAAATGAAAAGAACAAAGTATACTAATGGCGGGTTACACACTTCTTACTCAAGAGGTATTTTTTCAGCAGAAGGTAGTGTTTCTGGTAATAATCAAAGAAAAGCTTCTTCTACTACCGCAAGTGTACAGGGTAAAAATGCAAGAGCTTCAGTAACTAAAAATACAGATAGTTTAGCTGGGAAATCTACAAATTATAATGCTAGTGTATACGGAAGTGGTGCAAGTGCTTTTGTAAATAAAAATACTAATGCAAGAGGAAGCACTACAACTTACGGTTTTCAAAAACAATTACCTAATAACTTTTCAGCCAGTGCTCAAACAACTAAAAGTTCTAATGGCGGAAAGAGTACTACAACTTATGGTTTAAAAAAACAACTATCTAATGATTCTTTTGTAAGTGTTCAAAAAAATAAACACAGCACCAGTGCTACTTACCATAAGCAAACTAAAGGTGGAACAAAGTTAACAGCTGGTTTAAATAAAAATGCTCAAGGTGTTTTCGGCGCAAGCATGGGCTTTTCTAAACCTTTATAAACGGTATATTTATGGCAGAAAATACTTTAACAGCGAATGGGATTTACTTCGGAGACGTTGAAGGCGAAGAAGGTCTTGAGCTTACTTTAGAAGAAAACTTACTAAATAATCTAGTAGGTTTAATTAATGACCGTTATATTTCAGCTAA